CAAGTAAAGTATGATGAAAAGGTACTTGCAGAAATTATCCAGAAACATTTCCCTGATTGGAGGCGTGTATTAAACGAATTACAGCGTTATTCAGTCTCAGGGATCATTGACACTGGTATACTGTCTATCTCCTCTCAGAACGCGTTAAATTCGCTTATACCCCTATTAAAAGGCAAGCAATTCAGTGATATGCGTAAGTGGGTAGGAATGAATGTAGACAGTGATCCGACTAGTATTATGAGACAATTATATGATGCTGCAAGTGATAAAGTGCAACCATCATCTATTCCTCAACTAGTCTTATTGATAGGAGAATATCAATACAAATCAGCCTTCGTCGCTGACCAAGAAGTAAACTTGGTAGCATTCTTGACGCAAGTTATGGCTGAAGTTGAGTTTAAGTAATGCCTTATATAGACTGGACGCCAGTCGAGAAGGTTAAGGAAGCCATTGATCTATGGGAGAGTGTAATGCATGATCCAAACATAGATGGATTCAATGGTTTAAAATGTAAACAAAAAATAAAAGAAGTAAGAGACTATGCTAACAAAGCATTGGAAAATGCTAAAGAGTATTATGGAGAAGATGAATGAACGTAGCAATATTAGGTAGAGGTTTCGTAGGACGAGCTACAGAATATTTCTTACAAGAGTATTGCCCTAAAGTGGCTCACATCTATGTAGAAGATCCAGGTCTAGGAATGTATGTTGATTCTTATGATTGGGATTCTGTTACATATACATTTATATGCGTACCTACTAATGAAGTAAATGGAAAGCTAGATTTGAATATATTATTCCAAGCTCTGAAAAGAGCAAGAGGTATTCCAATTATTAGAAGTACATTAGGTCCAGATCAAATGGCATTGATTGGAATGGCACACAATGGACCATTCATACATTGGCCAGAATTCCTTAGAGAGAAACATTGGCAAGAAGATGTAGATAACAAACAGATTCCAGTAGTAGTCGGAGGTCCAGATGAATGGACAGATAACTTTGTAAATCATGTATTACCAGAAGACAGAACTATCTTCCAAGGTAGTTTACAAGAAGCAGCTTTGATGAAGATATCAAGGAATGCTATGTTAGCAACAAAAGTAGCACAAGCAAATATGTTATACGATCAATGTACTAAGTGGAAAGCTAGTTACAAACTAATTAGAGAGTTTATGATAAGAGATGGTTCATTAGGAACAACTCATTGGGATGTTCCAGGACATGACAATGGTAGAGGATTTGGAGGTAAATGTTTTCCAAAGGACACAAAACATTATGAGTCTTTGTTTGACGAAGACAATATCTATACAATGGCATTAGACTATAACGATACAATTTATCCATGAAACCATTTGACTTTATAAACAGTATTAACTTTACTAAGAAGAACCTTATGAGAAATACAGACAACGATGAGTTGGCTGAGAAAGGTTACGTACCGTTTATAACAAACAAAACACTATCATATTTTACAGATACACTTCTATACTCTAACGAAATGAATAGCTTACATCACTTAGATAACAAGCTACAGTATGAGTTTTTTCTAAATAGTATTCGTAAGAAGAAAAGATTTGCGAAGTGGGCGAAAGCTGATAAAAATGATGATATAGAAATGATAAGTCAATACTACCAATGTTCACCAACAAAAGCGATTTCAGCACTTTCCATTCTAACTTCAGAACAACTTAAAGAAATAAAGAACAAAATGGAACAAGGAATAAAAAATGATTAGTATAGAATCATTAATTGAAGTCAAACTTAAACAACCTGATGACTTTCTTAAAGTCAAGGAAACTCTAACACGTATTGGTGTAGCATCTAAAAAGTCAAACACACTTTTTCAATCATGTCATATTCTACACAAGCAAGGAAAGTATTACATTGTACACTTTAAAGAACTATTTGCCTTAGATGGTAAACAAACAGATTTAGATGACGACGACATCTCAAGAAGAAATACAATTGCTAAGTTATTAGCAGAGTGGGGATTAGTTGAGATTGTGTCAGAGCAACAATTGATACCAGCAGACAGTATGTCGTCTATAAAAGTTATCCCATTCAATCAAAAACAAGAATGGGAACTTGTCGCCAAATATAATATTGGTAAAAAGAAATAGTATCGGGACTGCGGTAACCCGATTGGCCGGCCTGCGAGCGGTTGCCTGGTCCCACCCTTATTATGGAAATATTTGATAATTACATACCTGAACACGTTCGAGAAAATCTAGTACACGATGAAGAATATTCATACACTCCAATGGGTCAATATACCTTTTGGGAAATGAGTAGATTTAATAATCCAACATCACCAATAGAAAAAGCATTACATCATATTTGGAAAGATAGAATTGATCCAAAAGACTTTCCATACGGAGGTATTGAATGGTGGATCAATAAGAGTGAAGGTCCAGCATCTAATCCATGGCACCTTGATTTAGTAGAAGCAGAACAACAAACAGAATATCAATCAGCATCATTGACTGTTGCATACTATCCTTGGATAGATTGTGTTGGTGGTTTCTTAGAGATACTTGATAACGAAAGATCAAACTCTAAAGATGAGTTTAGAAGAATTCTTAGAAGTATGGATCCACATACACAAGTAGAAAGAATAAAACCTAAGACTAACAGAGCTGTATTTTATGATTCATATAGAATACATAGAGTAGCAAGAGTATACAGTGGTGTAAGAGAATGCCTAGCAAGCTGTGTATGGTTAAAAAAACCGTTGACTTTTAATAATAAAGCATCATATAATATATAAATACTATTGAGTGCTCATAAGAGGCTCAAATATTAATCTTCGCTTAGAAAAGGAGGAATTATGACAATCTACGAAGAACCCTTCGGTCGTATTAGACCATTCGGAATTGGATTTGATGAGATGTTCAAACGTCTTGACGCAATCCACAACCAACCACAAGGCAATTATCCGCCTTACAACATAGTAAAACTTGATGAAGAGCAGTTTGTTATTGAAATTGCAGCAGCTGGATTCAGTAAGAAAGACTTTAAGATCGATCTAAAAGATCAATCACTAAAGGTCACTGCTGAGAAAGGTGATGATGTTGAAAAAGAATTCTTACATCAAGGAATTGCAGGAAGATCATTTGAAAGAATCTTTGCATTAGCAGAACATGTTAAAGTCAAAGACGCTACTTATAGTGATGGGATCTTAGCAATTAAGTTGTTTAAGGACATTCCAGAGGCTGAGAAGCCAATAGAAATCAAAGTCAAGTAGTTGACTTTAAACCCATTAGCCTTTATAATAGGGCCGTACGATATTCGTGCGGCCTTATTTTATCATTATAAATAAGATATACATTATGGAGGAAACATGTTTGAGAAATTTCATAAACTTATGAAATCAGGCAGAATATCCAAAATCTGGAACACATTGGAGAAACAAAATGTTCGGAAGAAACAAGCAAAACGAAATAGACATAGAACAGCTGAAGGAAACGCTCAAAGTTGATGAGGGAGTTGTCTATGAGATTTATAACGACCATCTTGGTTATCCTACATTCGGTATCGGGCACCTTGTCCTCGAAGGAGACGCAGAACATGGGCTTGCTGTTGGCACGCCGGTCTCAGAAGATCGAGTTGATGAGTGCTTCGAGAAAGACGTAGAGACTGTTATTGGAGATTGTAAAAAACTCCATGAAGGATGGGACGGATACCCTCAAGAAGTAAAACAAATTATTGCTAATATGATGTTTAATATGGGACTTACAAGATTAAGTAAGTTCAAAAAACATAACGCAGCACTGTTTGCAGGAGACTGGAAAACAGCTGCAGTAGAGGGAAGAGACTCTAGATGGTATCAACAAGTTACCAATAGAGCAGAACGGTTAATGACCAGGTTAGAGAATGTCTGATATGCTATTACAAGCACTAAAAAAGAAACTAGAAGGTGATGTGGCTGTTGCTAAAGCTAACATTTTAGTCTACAAAGAACACTCAGTTGGTATTGGAGAACATCCAGAAATTGTCCAAGCAATTGAATTAGAAGTAGGCAAGATGGCAGAAGCACAAGATAAATTAAACTCAGTCAATCTTCTTCTAAACGAGAAAGAATTTATTCAAGACTAAATTATGTTAAAGTGGCTCAACGGTGACGTTAGCGACAAAGGTAGAATAGGAATAACTTTCGGTTGCATGGACCTGCTACATGCGGGTCATGTGGCCATGTTAGCTGAAGCTAAACAAAATTGTGACTACCTTATTGTCGGATTACAAAATGATCCCTCTGTAGATAGACCAGAGAAAAACAAGCCGATTCAATCTATCTTTGAAAGACAACTGCAGATCACTGCATGTAGATTTGTCGATGAAGTTGTCGTCTACAATACTGAAGATGATGTCTTAGATATTCTAAAGACTCTACCTATCAATGTTCGCATTATAGGATCTGATTATCGCAAAAAAGATTTTACAGGAAAGAAATATTGTGTTGACAATAAAATCGATATTGTGTATAATAGTAGAGATCATTCATTCAGTACGAGTGGATTAAGAGATAGAGTGAAGAACGCATGAAGTTTTATACAAACGTAACACAATACAATAACGTAATCCTTGAAAGGTATATCGAGGATGGCGTTCAACATCAAAGAGAAATACCATA